GATTTGTTGCACCAACAAAAACTTTGCTCCTCACTACTACCAGTTTCTTTATGTATTGTTCCCAAAAAAGCAAGAAAAATTTAACAAACAGAGGCGGTAAATTCTTTGCCATGCCAGAAACAAAATAAAAATATTTCAAAATATTGCAATGAGGTGCCCACCTTCTGCAATCATAAGTATGATGATATTCTGTGCCTTTGAATTTAGGGATGTTTTCAAAAAGCTGTCTGTGTATCCAAGTGGGCCTTTGATTAGAAGGTATGGATATCATCTCATTAGGCATTTTTGAGCAAAGGAAACCAAAGAAATCTTCCAAAGGTTGTTGCTTTAGTTTTGTGGGGTAAGTCATTACAAAAATCTCCCTTGGTCCTCCTTTTTGAATTTTGTGCACCATGTGAAGGACAGCTGGCTCATCCTTGAATTGCACTATTTTGTCTTTGAAAGTGATGTTCATATCCATTAACATCTTATTTTTTGTATATAAATCTTTGTCTGACTCAAGAATTTCAACTACATTGTCAAAATTAATATCAGGAATGTCACTATAAACAACATAGTAACCTTTCTTACCAAAAAAAGTTTGATCTAATTTTGCACCTCTTAATCCAGATGTGTTTGCGCAGTTTTGATAAGGCTTATTCAAAGAATTCAAAAACTTGTTTTCCATTTCTCCAGGTGCAGTTTTACTTTTCAGGTAATCAGAACAAAACCTTCCAACTAACCAGCAGATCTTGGGGTCAAAAGCAAAATCTTTAGCAAATAATTTCTCAAAATAATCGGGGTTGTCTATTGTGATTTCAAGGTCAGCTTTTTGATCACTTACACTACCCTTAGTTTCTCTATGAAAGTTACGGAAAGAATCAAGTACAGATTTAAAATCTATTATTTGCTCATTTGTATTGTCAACGGGTGCTTTACTCATTAAAGATGTCATGTACAATGAATTGGCAAGCGTTGTTAGTGAGTTTATTGTCATTCCACTAATCGGATGAGTTATTCTGAATTTCTTGGATGCTATATCAGAACCTGATGATTGCTTATCTTTGTATGTAGTTATCTGTTCGTAAAAATCCACAAGATTTTTCTTGAGGTAACAAAATATTATGGATTGCAATATATCAGTTGAAGGTTCAACAAGGCTACTTAGCAACTCTCTATAGTCAGTGTAATCGGCAAATAAGTTCATTATTACATATCTAAGATTATGCAAGAAAACTTCTGTTTTCCTCCTTTGTGAAAATCCGAGAATAATCTGCCAAGCTGACATTTTACAGCATACTTCAGGCGGTTCATCATTAGTCAAGCAGTTGTTCATTAGTAGTGCTGCCATTTTTAAATCCAAAGTCATCCCGTCGTTTATTAAGACTTCATTTAACCTAATCCATGGCGTTGCAATGTAATTTTTTCCATTGTGAGAGATCACTTCAAAACTATCTGAAAATCCAAAAGACAATACTCTCATGTCAATTCTATACAACAGTCTGTGCCATCTAGATGAACCATTTTTATATATTTTATTTCCACCTCTAACAAGTAACAAACAATCTTCACCCAGGCTGTCAAACATCACATAATCTTTGTTCAATGAAGTGCATGAAAAATAATGCAATGACGTGCAATATTTGCTTATTGTTCTTGCCACTTTTATCAACCTCAATCGGGAGATATAACTATGTGCAGGTTTTGCATCATCAATGTACATCCTTTTAAGAGTTTCAAAAATTCTGAAATCCTCACACTGGTCTTCTTGGTATATTGGTTGAGAGTTGTTTTCTAATGCATAAAGGTAATTAATCATGTTATTTATCAAAACTGTTGACTTGTCGTAATCTACTAAGTCTCCATTTCCAAACCTAAATAAATTTCCTTGGAAAACTCCTCTTTTATCCTTCTTCCTTAAGTGTGACATCTCCATTTGAAAATGTTGATAGTTTTCAGTGCCTTTAGTGCAATTCATTTTTATTGCTTTTACACCTTTCCTTCTGCTCACACCTTTCTTTCTGTGCACTTTTTCCAAGCACTTAAAAAGAAAAAGTTTTCTCTGATTTATATCCTTGTACTCAGTACTTATTTTGGTTTTTTCAAAATTCTCCACCCCTGATGAAAATAACAGGTCCAATAGCTGTTTATCAACATCTTTCATTTGAGCTTTTATACCTTCTGCCTCATCATCAATTTCAAGCATGATCTTCAAGTCCTCCAACTTTTTTGAAGATATGTTTTTAAGTATGTTTCTAGTATATGGTCCTAACCTCATATTCTCCAAATAAAAAGATGCTATGTCAGGTTCAAAAGCAACTTTGGAATCATCTGTTTCAATAATTGGGTAAAGGAATGGGGTTTTATCTTTCCTGATTCTGAGTTTAGTTATTGAGTTGACTTCACTTATTTTAGCTGACATTTTCTCAATTGCATCAACGACCACCTCTCTATTCAATGGTTTGTCAAACAAAAAATGTTTTTCTTCCACAATCCTGTGACCTTTATCTAAATGCTCCACACCATAAGACATTTTATTAATGAAATCTTTCTCATAGTCTCCAATGTCAATGCAGGATTCAAA